TCGAACTGGGCGAAGGACAGCAGGATGTTCAGGGTCAGCCGCCCCATTGACGTGGTCGTATTGAAAGACTGCGTCACCGAGACGAAGGTCACGCCGTTGCGGTCGAACACCTCGACCAGCTTGGCGAAATCCGGCAGGCTACGTGTGAGGCGGTCGATCTTGTAGACGACCACGGTGTCGATCTTGCCGGCCTCGATGTCAACCATCAGGCGGCGCAAGGCGGGACGATCCATGTTGCCGCCGGAGTAGCCGCCGTCGTCGTAGCCGTCGCCGACGGCGATCCAGCCTTCGTGCCGCTGACTGGCGATGAAGGCGAGGCCCGCGTCGCGCTGCGCTTCGAGACTGTTGTATTCCTGATCCAGCCCTTCGTCGGTGGATTTGCGGGTGTAGACGGCGCAACGCTTCTTCGGCGTAACCGTCGGCATCGGGTTGGCGCGCTGTGGTCTCATGCCGTCACCTTCTTCGATGCGGGCGATTTGAGGCCGAAGAACACCGGGCCAGACCAGTGGCTGCCAGTGATGTGGCCTGCAATCGCGGACAGGCTTTTGAAGCGTTGCCCTTGGTACTCGAAGTCGTTCGAGCCGCGCACCAGCACGCGGTGCTCGACGTCATCGTAGATGCGCGTGAGGATGGTTCCGGGCAGCAGGCGCTGGCTGTCGCCGCGCAGTTGCTTGGGCAGAATGCCGGTTTCGCCGACTTCCTCGAGCTTCTTGCGCAACGAGGGCTTCAGGCCGCCGAAGGCGCGTTCCTGAATCTTGTAGGCCAGTCGGCTCTCCAGCCAGCCGCGATGATGGTGGCCGGGCCGCTCGTCGAAATGCTCGTCCCACAGTTTCCAGAGATCGTCCATCGAGAGATGGGGAATCCCGGCGACCTGGGCGGCGACCGAGGGGGTGGTGGATGGTGCGTGTGCCGTCATGGGCGAACTCCGTGGTGGTGATCGGGGTTCGCATTCACGCGCTGTTGGCCAGAGAAGCCAAGGCGAACGCGCTCGCTGTTTTCGATGACGTGGCTGGACGGACGCGCGCGCAGGCGCAGTAGCGCAGCGGCCAGTAGGTCGGCGATTTCCTGGTGCGAGTGCCGAGGGTGGTCAGAGGGTGGGAAAATGGAGATGGGTTCGAGTTCTGTCATGGCAGGCGTTCCGATGGAAAACGCTGCTCATGCTAGAAACCGAAGGCACTTCGCGTAACGTGTTTTAGCGCGTGTGCGCGGGGAAACAATCAAAACGTGAGCGCAGGGACTTCCTTGATCCAACCACGAATCGTGTCCGGGGTGGCAAGTTCGCCGAAGACGTAGATTTCCGCCGTGTCCTCGGTCGAAGGTTTTGCGTCTCCTTCGTACACGATGCCGTAGATCCCAAACTGATGCTCGTCGCTCCAGAAAATCGGGCCACCGCTCATCCCGCTGAACTGCTCATGTGCCACGGCTACACGACGAACCTGCGAGTGTAGAGTGAATCGCCGGTCCGGCTGTCGGTTGATCTCGGCGAGTACGGTGCATTGTGGCATCGAGATGCGGTAACCACGATCCTCGTCTAGCCGCCGTTTCAAGTTCTCTGGAAATCCAACCGCATACCCGAATCTGACCTCGTTTGGGACATCGTGCATGTCATCAATGTGCAGTTCCTCCTTCCCGAGCGCCTTTGCGAAGTCCGGATGCAGCTCTCGAATTGCAACGTCGAGCGAAGCCGAACCGAATGGCGGCGAAGGCTGGACAAACCGATCATGGACAACGTAGAACCCGTTCAACATTGTCCGGAGTAGATGGTTCTTGCCGGTTTCATTGGCTTTCCGAAGAGCCTCGACCACATGCCAGCAAGTGATGCCGAAACTCCTACCGCCAGATCGCACGAATGTAATCGTCCCGCTCCGGTGCGCTTCCGATGGCTGCGTGAACTGCGGCAGTCGTGACTGGACATCTACAGTTGGCACAACAGCAAGCGCGGCACAGAAGCGTGCCGGGTTTTCTTCCAAAGCGTCGCAGACCGAGAAGGTCATTGCTCCAATTACGTCTAGCGAACCGGCAACTGACCGTTCGACACGAACTGATCAAAGCTGTCGAAGCTGTCCTCGTCCTGCCACGACCGATCCCACGAACGCGGCTCGGCGCTTTCGAGCAGGAGCAGCGTGAGGATGCGATCCCGCGCGCCGTAGCTGTGCTTGAATTCGCGCAGCTTCATGTGTTGGGCCTCCTCCGGGCACCAGATCGCGGCCGACATCTCCGTGCCATCCCATTCCTGTTCGATGCTGGCGTCGGCTGCCAGCGTGCCCGGCAGCGGTTCCGCTGGGTCGCCATTGCGACGGATACGCGCCCGCGTCTTGACGGCGCTGCTGCTGCGCCATTCATACTTCACGTAGCCGTTGTCCCAATAGACGAGGATCGCGCGCTGCGTCGTGAATTTGATGAAGCGGATGCACAGCGCCTCGAACGAAACCTTGAATCGCTTGGCGAGGGCGCTGAGGACGTGCAGGTCGATGCGCTGATTCGAAATCCAGTCGCGCAGCAGATCGCCGGGCATCAACAGGTTGCTGGCGAAGTCGTCCGCTTCGCGCTCGATGACACGGATGGTGTCGATGCCGGAGTAGACGCTTTCCTTGTCGCAGTTGAAGGTCGGCTGCTGGCCGCGATGCAGGATGAAGTGGCCCAACTCATGGGCGATGGTGAAGCGTCGACGCTCCGGACTGGCCTTGCCGTTGAAGAAGATGCCCCACTCGGCGGTGTCGTTGGGGTTGCGCACCAGCATGCCTTCGCAGCTGTCGACGTCGAGCACCATCGGCGCCTTGATCTCCCGCACGTCCTTGCCGTAGGGTGTGGTCGGCAACATCTGGCGCAGGATATCCAGATCGACGGCATCGGGCATGCCGCTCTCACCGTGATACGCCCGCAACCACTTCAGGGTGGTGCTGGCGGCGATGGAGCCTGTGAGAGGCTGCGGCGCGCTCAATCCTCAGTCCCCGCCTTGGCCCTTGTCGGGGAACATGATCTTGAGCGCCTGCCGGTAGCGATCCTTTTCCTCGTCCGTCATCTCGGCGTACTCGCGGAAGAAGACCACGTCCTCAGGACTGGCTTCGGGTGCCTGCTGCATGGGCGTACCCATCACGTCCTCCATCGTCACGCCGAGCACCTGAGCGATCTTCTGAATCCGCTCGGCGGAGGGGCGCTGCCCATCCTTCATCTCCAGTTCCCAGATGTACGCCTTGGTGCAGCCGACCGCGTCGGCGACCTGTTGCAGGGTCAGCTTCTTCGCCTCGCGCAAGCGCCGCAGGCGTGCTCCAAACGCCGAAGCCATGGCGATGCTCCTGTAGTCAATCAATAAAAACGAGGCTCATAGTATAGCCGCGAGATACATAAAAGGTCTAGATGTGCCCTATTGATTGACAAGCGGAAATCCGAGGTTCAGAATCGCGATTGTATCTCGTTGCTTTACTTGTGCGAGATGCGTGTTCAGTAACCATGTCGCTGGCCAGTGCAGTCCGTACATCGGTCGCAGACCTTCGACGCCGATCCAGAAAGGACGAACAAGATGAAGAAGACCTTTGTCGACGTGATGCTCGAGCTGCCGGTGGACGCCACGCTACGCGACTTCCTGACCGGCCACGGCTTGTCAGTGCCTGATGATCTTACCCCGGGCGATGCAGCTGATGCCAACCAGACCTTGGTAGAAGTGGTCAAGGCGTGGACCGACACGGATGCGCGCGACCGGATGGCGGCCAACCTCATGGCCAGCGTTTCGCTGAGTGACGAGGCGGGCCGGCAGGCGATGTTCGAGGCCGCGATGGCCGACCCGGCAGCAGTGACCGGACTGGCGCTGTGCCAAAGCGACCTTCAGCGCTCGTTCTGGCTCTACACCCATCACCCGGCGCTGTTCGAGCGCGCCAGTGATTTCGACTTCTGGGCGCATCACGGTTCACAGGCCCAGCAATACGACCTCGGCCTCAAGCGCACGCCGATCGACACCGAAGTGGCGATGGCCGCGCTGCGCCAAGCCATTTCGGCGTTCTACCAGCGCGAGCGGCAGTGCGGCGATGGCTGCGTCGCGTACCTGGTGGAGCGCAGCCCCGGCGTCTATCTGCTGACGGTCCATGTCAAGGATCTGGCGATGCTGCGCCTAGAGTTCGAAGGCGTGGTATTGAAGCACCGTGTCGGCAATCCCAACATCCACATGGTTTTGGAGTACGCCCAATCCACCGGCGTCGTGCGCACGCTGGTGCGCGGCGGCCAGAAGGTCCAGCAGATGCTGGTCGAGGCCTTCGCGGAACATCTGCTCGGCGTCAAGGCGAACGCGCAGAAGATCAAAGCGCCGTGTCTGGACCTGTCCACCTTGCGCACGGGCTTCGATGTGCCGGAGGTGTTCGACGACGGGTTCTCGCTGGTGCAACTCAAGTCGCTCACCTTGCTGAGCCCGGACGGCGACCTGAAGATCGAATGCACGGCGATGCAGGCCAGCCAGCAACGCTCGGTGCATGAGCTGCTGAAGGAGAAGCTTCCCGGCCCGCTGGAAGGCCATTGGGCGGTAACGGCGGCGCAGGTCAATCTCTACTATCCGCCCGAACCGGGCCGGACGCGTGCCAAGGTGGTCACCATCGAAGTGACCAGCAAGGGACGTCTGAATCTGCACAAGTTCGACAACAAGCTGCAGGCACAACTCGAGCGCTACCTCGTCAAGGTCGGCATCCTGCAAAAGGGGCAGACCTTGAGCGCGCAGGAGCTGCCACCAGAGGCAGACGCGATCAGTTCCCCGTCGGCATTCGAGGACTGATCGATGGCGGCGCACGATGCATGGGCCTTGGTCTGCCGCCTGTTCGCGGGCGGTACGCCCGTGCTGCGCGGCACGCTGTCGCCACGTGATGTCGCCGCGCTGTCCGTCCTGGGTAAAGCAGTCAAGCCGACGACGGTGGATCAGTCGTTCGTGCTCTGCCCGCACTGCCAACAGCATCGGGCGCAGGTCTGGGGTGACGGCCGGGGTGGACGGATGTGCCGTTGCCCGGACTGCGGGCCCGTGGCCGTCGAAGCGAAGGACGGTACGGCGCTGGCCTTGGACGAGGACTGGCTTCGGCAGAAGATGCGCCTCGCGCTCGGCATCGAAAGCCGCGACGGCATCGACGATCTGGGCGACGGCGTATGGCGACTTGGTGATGCCCGCCGGTCGCCCGTCCTGCTGGCCCGCGATCTGACGCGCATGCTGCAGGAACCCGCGCTGTTGGATCGGGTGCGCGTGGCGGGCGGCGACATCCGGGTGATCACGCCCAGGCCGCGCACGACGCGCGGATCGCCCTTCGGCCCTGACGTCGAGTGGCTGGCGCTGGAGGAACGTTTCACGTTCTACGGCGGCGGGGTCGCGCTCCTCGGCACGCCATCGCCACCCGCGACGCCATCGGCCACCGATCCGGCCACGCCGGTGTACGGGCCGTTTTCGGCGGACTTCAAGTGGGCGACGCTGCCGGATATCAGTGGCACACCGATCCGGTTCACCGACGGTCAGGCCAAGGTGTTCGAAGCGTTGTGGTCGTTCAAGGGCGCAGCCACAACGGCGGAACGGATCATGCGGCGCGCGGACCTGGACAGCACCAAGCCGAGCGACCTATTCAAGATCAAGCCGAAGGACAAGGGCAAGCCAGAACCTGCGGCGCAGCACGCGGCCTACGGCGCGCTCGTGGTCACGCAGCAACGCGCAGGGCTGTATTCGATGCCGTGCGCGGCTGGCGCATTGGCGTGATCCCTACGAGCTCATGAAACCAGACATCGAGGAGATCTTCATGACATAGGCCCAGTACCCGACGCGCCCAGGCTCGCGCTGATTTCCAGAGTCTGCACTTTTTTCTTCACTTGGAGTATTTGAAATGACCGGAAAGAACCAATGGGTTGTACCCGTCAATGGCGGCGATCAGTGGGGCGTGCGCGGAGAAGGCAACGACCGCATCACGTCCATTCATGACACGCAGCAAGAGGCGATTGACCGCGCGCGGGGCATCGCTATCAACCAACAGAGTGAGTTGTTCATCCAGGGACGAGACGGGCAGATCCGTGAGCGCAACAGCTACGGCAACGATCCGTACCCGCCCAAGGGATGA